GGATACAACAATTATTAGGCCACACATTAACAGTAACTGAGTTATACGGGCAATTAGACAAAAGGGAACTATTGAAAATAATAAATAGTATAGATATTTAGGGGAGTGAGTACCTTGTTAAATGAAAAACAGCAATTATTTTCCGATTATTATATAGAAACTTTAAACGCCACACAGTCAGCAATTAAGGCGGTTTATAGTAAAAAAACCGCCTATTCACAGGGACAAAGACTGTTGAAGCATGTTGAAATAAGGGACTATATAGATGGTATCATGGCGAAAAAAGATTCTAAAAGAATAGCAAGCCAGAACGAAATATTAGAAATATTAACTAAGATAATACGCGGGGAGGAGACAGAAGAGTTATACACTATGTCAGGCGATAAAATAAATAAAAAGCCTAAAATAAGTGATAGACTGAAAGCGATTGAACTACTGGGGAAAAGATATAATTTTTTTGATAATAAAAAAGGTGTATTATAAAGTGAAAAAAAATACACTTTAACAAATGTGGGGTGTATTTTTTTGCCCCTTATTTTCAAAAATAAGCCTCTCGAATTCCATCTTTGTTATATTATACTTAAAATATTTTTTAAACAATTCTAGCCATAATTTTAGACGAAAAAACGCAAACACAAAGTAAACCTTTTTAGGTATTTCTAAAAAAGTTTAACCGATTTACACCAATATCCTTCGCACACCTATATTATTACGCCTTTCACTCAGTTTTATAAAAAACAAAATTAACCTATCATGTTGATAGGTTCTTTTTATGTTAAAAACTTGCAATCTTTTTTTTATTGTTATATAATGAGTGATATAATGTAACGTATTAAGGAGGCGGATTTAATGTATAATATGGAAGAGGTATTAAGAGAACGGAAAACAGCTAGACAGGGTATGAAATTTAAACCTAGTGTATGGGCTATGTTAAAAGAGTTAGCAGTTAAAAGAAAATTATCTATGGCTGATTTACTGGAAAGGTTAGTTATTGAGGAATACAAAAGGAAGCTGGGAAAATGAGAGACGAAAAAAAAGAAGAACTAGAAAGAATTAAAAAATTGAAAATGGGTGAAGGTGCACTTGAAGAATTAAGTAATTTTTATAAATCCTTAGATGAATATGAAAGAAAGGAAATCATTGATAATTTTATCAATGAACACCCGGAACTATTATTAATTGTTAAGAAACAAAGAGAAACAATTAATGAACTAGCTGGAATAATAGGAAAAAATATAATAGAAGCCCATTCAAATATGATTTTAAATTTAACCGGAATAATAGGGGAAAATAAAAGAGAAACATATTCAAACATATTTAAAAAATTAGAGGTTATCATGAATACGAAAACAAAAAAAAGAAAACCTAAATTAAAAAGCGTACCAGATACAAAAAAATATGATTATGCAAGTGTATTTAACAGCTTTATAACTTGTGAAATCATGAAAGAATATAAACCCGAAAAAATAAGCAAAAATGGGGGTAAGATAGAGGTGGAATCTAAAATAAAAAAGAATGATATAGGAGAATTTAGCCTAATAAGGGAACATGAAGGCGATATAATGGAAACCATTATAGAAAAATACAGGAATAATACATTATATTTTGATAGGGTAGAGATACAAATATTTTACGCTTTAGTAAGTATATACTTGCAAAATACAACTAGGAAACAACAATTAGTAGGGGAAGCAATAAATATAAATACAAAAGATTTTCATTATAATATTTTAGGTAAAACAGGAGAATTGCAAAAAAGGGACTTGATGGAATATGAAAGAATATTTAGAAGTATAGCCACAAAAAGAATCCACTATACTTCTAATAACAACAATTCTAGTAAGTATAGGCGATATAGAAATATAAAAATAAACGCCAACTTACTTAATGTTGACATTATATCATTTGATGATTACAAAGAGCAAGTTATCAGGATTCAACCATCAGCCTATACTTTATTTGAAATGAATAAAATTAAACAGTTTAACAATTGCTTAGACTGGAATATATTTAAATTATCAGGTAGAAAAGAATATGATAATGTATTTTATTTTTATATGTACTTATCAAGACTGCATAGGAATAACAAGAAATATAATCAAAAATGTTTTGCTATTTCTCCATTTATAAATACATTAGTCAAAGAATCTCTTCCAGATGGGAATAGCTTAATTGAAAATTATAAAGCTGAGAGAGAAAAAACAAAATTTATAATAGCTAATATAGAAAAACCCTTGAAAGAAGCTTTTATTATTTTAGAAAATAGTAAGGTAGTAAAACCATTAAAGAATAGATTTAATTTTTGTGATAGTTATAAAAATATATTTGATGAAAATGAAAAAAATAAAATAATGATACATTTCAATTATGACTTGTAATAATTATTAATACTACTTTTGGGGGGATTTTTAAAAATTGCAAAACCCCACATGACATTCTACTTTTATATGCAAAACCCAACATGACATTCTACTTTTATATGCAAAACCCAACATGACATTCTACTTTGTACCCTTCAAATGAAGTAATATGGCTAAATTTTAAGTCTTAATAGTACTATTAATAGTACTATTAACCACACTACATGCCGGATTTACAATACCGGCATGTAGTGTTAAAGTGAAGAAAATGAAAAACGGTTAAAAGAAAATCTAACTTGTGTATTCGACCAGATGTTTTGTTGCTGTATATATTTGCCAACAAAAACACACTAATTTTCTTTTAACTGTTAAAAAATAATAGTACTGGGAGGTAAAACTAATGGATATTATCCAAGAACTAAAAAGTAAAAATTTAAAGGATTATATTGAATCTAAAGTGGGACAAAATGCCAACCACGCCGGGGGTGGGACTTATAGGTTTAAACATTGCCCGATATGTGGCGGTGGTGACCATTTCAATATTAATACGAATGAAAACCTATGGAATACATTTAATCATTGTGGTGGTGGTTCTATAATAGACTTTTACATGAGCTATTATAAAGAAGACAAGAAAACAGCAATATCCAATTTATGCAGGGAATTTAATATAAAAATAAATAAAGAGGTTAAACAACAAATTCCGGAGCAGTCGGCGAAAACTACAAAGAATTTAGATTTAACCTCTATCATTAATAATTATTATACTACAAGTCAAAACAATTATGATTACTTTGCAAAAAGATTATTAAATAATTATCAATATAGCCAAGACACAATAATAAATAACTTTGATAGATTAATAGCAGATAATAAAATCATTACAGGTAATCCTAAATTGATCTTTAAAGATAATCCCGAAATATTACCATCACTAAATAATATAGAAACTTATGAGTATGTTATCCCGGTTTGGGAGAATGGAAAAGTAGTAAATTGTATCTTAAGGCGAAATGATACAAAAAGCAAAGACAATGTAAAAACTTTAAATCTAAAGGGTCAACAGGTAAAATTTATTAATGCTGATTATTTAAAGCAGCCTGAAAAGTTTATATTTATCACTGAGGGCGTTTTTGATTGCCTTAGTATAGAATGTATGGGTTATAAGTCTATATGTCTAAATAGTGTAAATATGGCTAATAAATTGATTGAGTTAATAAAAAATTATGCAGTGGACAATTACTTTAAAGGTACAAAGTTTATAATTGCACTTGATAATGACACCCAAGGAGTAAAAGCAACAAAGAAATTATCTGAGGAATTAAAAAAAATAGAAGTAAAAACAATTTCTTTTAACTGTAAAGACTATAAAGATATAAATGATTATTATTTAGGAGATTTAAACAAACTACAAAGTAAAATAGATAACTTATTATCTAATGACTTTGAAGAGATTGACACAGACGAATTTTACAAATTATCAGAGCAGTATATAAATTATAATCGAGTAAATACAGGATTTAAAGAACTAGACGAACAAATAAAAGGTATTTTACCCGGCTTGTATGTTCTCGGAGCTGATACAGGACTAGGAAAAACAACTTTTATGTTACAAATTGCTGATTATATAGCAAGTACAGGCAAAAAAGTATTATTTTATAGCCTTGAAATGAGTAAGTTTGAGATGTATTGTAAATCAATGACTAGAATGGCTTATTCAGAATTAAAGGAAGAATCGGCAGTAAAAACATTTATGTTTAACCAGGATTCAAATTTAACAGCTCAATGTTTAGAAATGTATAAACCTATATCAAAGAATTTGAACATAATTGCCGGTAACTTTTCACTTGATATAAATGGTATAGTTGAATCTATAGAAGAAAATATAGATAAAATACAGGATATACCGGTAATATTTATTGATTATCTACAGGTAATAGAATCAATAGATTACAAATTAAGCGATAAACAAAATGTAGACATAGTTATTAAAACTCTAAAACAATTATCAAGGTCTTATTTTATGCCTATATTCGTTATATCTAGCTTAAACAGACAAAGTTATCATAGCGATATGAATTTAGCCGCCTTTAAAGAATCGGGTAATATAGAATATACCGCCGACGTAATGCTAGGACTTCAATATAAAATTATTGATGAATTAAAATATTTATCACCTATATCTAAAAAAGATATAGAAGAGGTAAAAAGGATTTGGGCGGAATACAAGACTGCAACAAAACAAACTGGTATAACCAGGGTAAAATTAAAATGCCTAAAACATAGATTCGGTCAAAAGGATTGGGATATAGAATATAATTTTCATTCTAAATTTAATTATTTTGAAGAGAGAGACAAAAGCGAAGAAGATGTATTTTTCTTATAATAAAATTTAAGTAAAAAATAAATAGTTTTCGTCTTAAAATTAAAACGCCCTATTCATGCAGGTTTGAAGGTTATCATGAAAAGCCCTATTCATGCAGGTTTAAGGGCGTTTTTTTATATATGATATTCTGGAGGTTCAGGAATTTTTTATTTCTTATAATGTATCATTAGAAAAATTTCTATTGGCTATAAAATATCAATCGTTCTTAGCTTCCTTTTTTTTATTCTTCTTTTTTTTGCATGAAATATAG